GTAGCCGTCTGTGCTAAAAAAACCCCTTCTAGCTTTGATGACTTGCGTAGGTTGCATTGCTTGCACAGCACTTGAAGGTTATCTAAATCATGTGTACCACCTGACTTGCGAGGAATGATGTGATCGATATGCAATGGCTCTTCATCTGAACCACAATATCTACATACCCTGCCATCACGCATAAACACCCGTTCCTTATGAGCTCTGTATCTACGGCTGTTCAGCTTGTCTAATGCCATCCCTTAGCCTTCCAATGATCTAAGGCTATGCATGGTTCACCATACCTATTGCCTATGTAGTTAAGACCCCACTGTATCTGAGTATAACCATCCTGGTCTTTAAGCCACTCACTTCTACCTTGTGGTATTCCATAGTGTGATCCATTAGCTGCTTTAGGATTCCATGCACTTTCTTTACCATAGAGTATAGATAGACATCTATATTCTTTGAGGTTATAGCCTAATGCATAATAGGCATACTCTTTATAACTTACATATTGCTTAGGTATAGATCCTCCTGCTACAGGCATAAAGCATAGAGATATCCCAATAGCTACTAGCACCCCGCGACCTATCCGCCTCAGCGGGTCGCGGTGAGCCCCTGAAGGGCTCTGCGCCGTTAGCGTACCGCGCTTGTCAAGTAACAGCCTAAATGTTGGGCGTGTTGTCATAGATGTACCCCCTGTGGATAACTTCTGTGGATAACTACTTATCGTTTGAGTAGAAGCCCTTGCCCTTAAAGTGAATGGCAGAAGCACTAAATCCTTTGACCATTGGTGCATTGCAACTGATACATGGAACTACTGGTCTATCGTGCCATCCATGTGTGATCTCTTGACTGAGATTGCAGGCTGTGCATCGGTAATCGTAGGCTGGCAAGTTAAACACCTCTGTATCATGTAAGACCCGCAGCTAGTGCAGCGGTCAATGTCTGCATCTGTAGGTTCGCTAGTAAGATGACCATATTTTAATATGAGTAGTGGCAATAGATCAGCTAGTCGAATGATGGCGCAATACTCGGCAGCATCTTCACCTTGTCCGTTAAGCCGTATGACTCCGAATCCTAATTCCCCCGAAGTGGATGTCCGAGCCTTTAATTGTCGTAAATAAGCCAATGGTTGGAAGCCCGCCCTTGCTTTGACTTCACAATCAAATGGCACATTGACAATATCCTTGCCACTACCCCTTCCCACACATGCGCCCTGCCACCAAGTCGATAGGTACTCAGCTACTACGCGCTCTGTGCGGAAACCTCTGTGTTTCCTATGCTGGGTCATAGATGATGCTTAGCCTCGCATCTGCTGCAAAACCACACTACTAGCCCATCCTCTTGTCGATCATACTCATTGACTGAAGTAAAGTCATCACAATCTGTGCAGTTCATGTAGCCACCAAAGCCGCTGAAACTGTAGATATATCCGTCAATGGGACTTTTGTATATGTCTTTGTTATTAACCATTGACAGCACTGCACTTAGCACATTGCCACATTACAACACCATTAACAGGATCTGAAGATATCTCGGCTAGTGCTTGGATCTGCACTGGCTCATTGCACAACTGACATGGTACGAATGCTGTCATTAAATCAAGCCATTCACCATTGATCTTAATACCTATGTTACCCATTAGCCTCTCGCTTTCTGAGGGACAAATTTACCCTCGCTACTTAGTCCATACCACACAGTATTGCATTTAGGCTCTCCGCCTCCATGATTGACCACCGAGCAAAAGTATCCGCCCCATGCTCTGCCATTCTTGTCACCTTCGCGCCATTGCATGTGTCCATGCTTGCATTGTGGTGCTTCTTGTGCCTCACCTGTGCCCATAATCGCAGCTACATTCTCTATCGCCTTGTCCAGGGTAACTGGTGCATCTACTACCTTGATATATTCATTGACCGGTGTAGTCCAATAATCCTGCTCTGGTACAACATCTTGTACCGCTGGTTTAACAGGTTTTTGTGCTACTACCTTCTTCATTTCTTCTCGGCTAGGTCGCTTCCCCTTAGCAGCATAACCTGCATTAGCAAGAGCTCTGCCGATCGCCGAAGTCTCGCAATTCTCCAATGCTGAAGTACTATTAACCCCTCTATCAGTAACCTTCTCCTCCGCGAGCCCTGTTGTCCATGCAACAAGATCGGTAGCAACTTTGTAAAGATATGCTTTAACAACATATCGATCTTTGTCGCACACTTCCAACTCAGTAGCAATGCGAAAATCTGGATAGTCCTTAATAAACTTTTCAAGTCTCACCTCAACTGTCTCGTAATCGGCTAAATTAAACATAGAGCTCATTCTCCTCTGTAGCTAGTTGCCCAGCCAGTGCGCCGTAGCTGCATAGATCGACCCAGTTATCGACATGCTGGGCTGATTGATTAGTCCTAGCCAGTTTAACTAGAACCATGATCCCTGCCACTTGGTAGTCGTGGATCGGGATCTGTAGGTAAGCACTCAACAGCATGGCTGTGTGCTCTAGGTTATCGGCTGGATGACCATAGGTAAGCCCACGATCTCGAATTGTGTCGGTGGCTGATTGTAGAATCTCTCTAGCAATCATTCTTCCCAGTACTCCTGACGGCTTAGTGCCCGCCCTCTGTGCCAGCCTTCTCGCTGTCCTCTTTCATAGCCTGTCTTGTATGCATCTACAGCTACTAAAATCATGCCAAAGATAATACCTATAAGGCAGATTAGTAATGCCTTTTCTTCTATCGTCATTATGTACCTATCTGTAGCAGTGCCCTTGACTGCTTACGATATTAGTGTGACATACCGACAGAATATTACTCGGTTAATTTGGGTAACGAAATGATAACAATTCTCCAGCGTCTACTGCATCGTCTAGCGTGGTGCGGATGTCAGGCGTAAAGTCGTCCATAAAGGGTAAATGATCCATCCTTGTTTATAGGCACTAACATAGGGCTTACACGATCTCCATGCGTTTCTATGACTGCCACGCTCATCTGCCAATTAGCACTGCCAGCCTTTAAATAAGAGGCTTTCTTCTTGTCCATAACATTCCCAGCCTCTAAGCCCCACAAAGTCCTGTACGAGGCTCCTATGCCCTCTGTGAAGGCACTGATGCCTGCTCTGTGCGTATGTCCGCACACTACAGATTTCCCAAACTTTTTAGCCAGACCAAGAGCAGTAAGTCCAGCATTAGAGTTCATCGATCCTTCATCGCCGTGGACTAAGACCCAGCCTTTGTGGAACTCAAAGGGCTTTTTATGAAATCTGATGCCGAGTCCTGCAAAGTCCATAAACTTGGCGTACTCAAGCTCTGGCAGTCCAATGAGGCTAGGTGCTCGTAGTAGCGTATTGTAAAGCCTGTCTGTGTGATTGCTGCGAGTGACATCTGTTGTGCCGAGGTCATACAGAATATTCTGTGCAAGGCTTCTGTCAGCATCGAGCGTACCTTCCCATTCTAATTTCGTGCCCTGTGCCCACTTGCTTTGTGACTGCATATCTAGCTCATCGCCTGTGTTCAAGATAAGGTCAAACTTCTCGCGCTTTACTAACTTAATAAGATTCTTAACGGCTTGCTCATGGTGATAGGGAATCTGAAGATCGCTGATAACTAAATAGCGTTTCTTCAAGCTGCTAGTCATCGTCCTCATCTTCATAATCGCCAAACTTTTCTGGCTCTATGGGATCGGGCAAGATCCATGCAGGGTAAGCTGATCGCTCAATAATGATGCCCATAATCTCATCCTCTGCAAAGCCTGCCCGCTTTAGACTTTGAGCAAACTCATACATGCCAATGCAGTAAGCATCGAGTGCTGAGTAATCTTGCTCTACTAGATCCTTAGTCGCTTTTCTTGCCATGGGAAAATTATCGGTCTAGAAGAAGATTATAGATCTCATCAACACGCCCATTAAGTCTTTTAATTTCAGACAAAAGGTGCGTGATGACAAAGCCCGATAGACCACCTAGCACTGCAAGAGTAGCCAGGTAGAGAGTAAAGAAGTCTGATTGCGTCACTTCTTCATGCCCAGTGCGGGATCATTAACATTTAAGTACCGGAGTACTGGAGGCAGAATCGATGCAACACCAGCTGCGATAAGTGCCTTAGGATCTGTGACCCCTGCTGCTGCCATTGAGATAACTGCTACAAGGAAAGCTCTTGCCCATGAGCCTGCTGCTGTCTTTAGTTCATTCATTCTTTGCTCCTAACATAGGTACTTGAAAAAAAGCCTCATCATCGTCAGCTTCTTTCGCAAACGAGATGTGGCAGTGGTGTGTGTGTTTGTTAGCCCCTGTGTACTCTCGCCATGCCCAACCTTTTTTAGAGGAAGCGATACGACCATCAAAGATAATGTAGGTAATTCTGCGTTCCTTTTTAGACTTGCATAAGAGACGAATCTGATCTGCAATATCTGGCATGAGGTCTGGCTTGGACTTACCACTGACATCACGATCAACATCGATGGCACGAACCCAGCCATTAGCATCGGGATTATGATCGCTAGGGCGAGCTGCGTGTCGGGTATCACCGATCCAGCCATCCGATGTGCGGTCACGACTTGGGAATGTGTCATCAAACTGTTCCCTTAATTGGATCGCTGCTTTACTCAGCTGCGGCTTCATGGTTCACCTCTGGCGCAACAAAGATATCAAGAACAGGATCGTAAGTAAATCCCACGCCTGCGTATGTGCCGCGTATGTTGTTGTTGTAACTTGTACGCTTGCAGACTTGACCTCTAAAGTTGCCATACCATGTTTCAGGATCCAAGCCTTCTATTGTTTGTGTTTCATGGACGCCTGTAATAACTTCAATAACAATGTTGTTTTCATCTAAGAACGCGTAGTGTGCCATTATACAGTCACAGTTCCTGTTCCCGCTGTAAAGCGATAAACACGATAACCGCTGCGTGTTGGTTGGTCATAAGTTAATCCACCGCCAATAGATGTAAGTGCTGGAAAAGTATTTGGATAAGCAATGACAACAACACCCGATCCACCTGCTGCGCCAACTACAGTTGCGCCACCACTTGCAGTTGTTCCTTGTCCACCATTGCCTGTATTTGCACCGCCTGCTGTGGGTGATGAATTGTTGCCTGTTGCACCTGCCGCATAAGTAACGGCTGAACCAGTAATTGAATTAGATGTGCCTGCGCCACCTGCTGAACCTTGAGAGCTTGATCCACCGCCTCTATACGATCCACCTACTTGCCCATTTGTACCTTCAGCGGGTGAATACCCACCTAAGTTTCCAGTTCCTGCCGTAGTAACCGCGCCACCGCCTGAACCACCATTTCCACCAACATCTGATCCACCCGCGGGAAAAGATGCGGAACCTCTGCCACCGCCTGATGACGAAATAGTATCAAGAGTTGAAGTGTTGCCGTTTGCTGCCGCTACATTACCGCCAGCTCCACCTGCGCCGATTGTAACAGTAAAACTAGATGGCAAAGTAAATGATGCGTTAGTGCGATAACCGCCAGCTCCACCACCACCGCCAGGATTACTCGTTACTATTGAACACGCGCCACCCCCGCCAGCACCTGCAACAACAAGTATCTCTGCCACAATCGGCGCAGGCGCACCACCCAAAAATGCTACTGATGAATTAAGCAATTCCGCCCACCACATACCATGCGTCTGTGCCTGTCTTTATACAAGCAGCTGCTTTGTATTGTGCAAGAGTTGGGCTTGCTGCTGTAGCACCTGCACTTAATATTGTGGTTGTTCCCGGTGTCACTGCTGAAATAGTGCAAGTTCCTGCACCAATGTTAAGAATGTTTAGCACAGTGCCAACAGGAAAAGCAACAGAGGCGTTAGTAGGAATCTTGTAGGCAATCGCTGTTGCCTTGTTCATCTGATCTAATACTTGATACTGATCTGTTAGAACTGCTGTGTAATCGGCAGTGTTGGCAGTTTCAATAGTAAAGGCTGTTAAGCCATTCATGTTGGTAGCCGAAAGGACATTGCCTGTTGAGAATGGAAATCCGCTTGCCATAATTGCTCCTTAATAACTTAAAACGCTAGTGTCTAAAATACCATATAATGTCGAATCTAAGATGAACCCATCGATGATTGGTTCAGCTGTGCCTAACCTAGTTTTCCATGAGTTAGGCGTAATTGAGTGAGATATATTAAATACCTGCACTGTCTTAGATAAGGTCGTGTTGTTAGGCTGTGTGGTTGTTACGCTAATTGGACTGAAAAAGTCCAGCGATAGAGCAGCAACAGTGCCAGCAGTGTAGTTATTCTGCTGAAGATCAAGGGTTAGTTCATCGACTCGGCTAGATGTATCCTTGCGGGAAGCGACAAACGCTTGAGCGTAATTTAAGGCTTCTGCATCTGTCTGCATAAGCAAGCCAGATTGGTTATAACTGTGAGTGAAGAACTTAGCGATAGAGGCAGCATCCGAAACAGTCTGAACTGATCCACCTGTGCGAGTCACAGTGGCAAGGTTGTAAATCTGAGTATCGTCAAAAACCCACTTTACATCAAAGTAGCCAATGGCTGTGCCATCATCCTTAAAGACTGTAGGAGTGCCACCGATAGATGAGACAGTCAGGTTACGATCTTGGAAGGTACAACGCCCGATTGTATCCATGTAGATTGCGCCATACTCGGTTGTAGCCACAGTCTGAAGGGCTTGTAGAGCTGTTCTTTGAGTGGCTGGATCTGCCTGCACAGTAGTTAATCCTGTGTCAATATCTCGCAGGCTGTTAGGAAAACCAATAGTGTCTAGGATCTTGGTAATGCGTGTGCCTGTAGTCTCGCCTGCAACAGCCCCAGTGACGCCAAAGAATTGGGCGTTTTGGAATAAACGGAAACCATCAACAGCAGTAACAGTTGTGTAAACAATATCGCCATCAAACTTAGGCGTAGATGTGTTATAGCCTGTTATGTATCCTGCAAAGATTGAGTAAGTTACTCCCGAGTAGGTTGCAGTAATAGTTATCTTACGCATCGGGTTTAGGTATGTGTAATAGGGTGAGGCTGGATTCTGTGGATTAAAGTTACCATTCTGATCCAAGATGCGGATTGAGGCTGTGCCTGTCTGAAATTGCTCAGATGAGATATTGCGACCTCGGTTAGTTTGAACGCTGTCTAAAAGGTTAGAAACATCTACAACAAGGCTAAAGGATGAGTCCGAAAGAACATCGCCACCATCTAACTCAGATGTGCCAATGATAAAAGGAAAGCCAAAACTTGCACCAGTAGAGAAGTCAATAGTGACATTTATAGTAGGTCTGGTCATAGTGACCCAGCGTAAGTGAGTAAGTCACCGCGCTTGTTAAGACTTATAACAGCATCTTGAATCATGGTTGTCAGTTCATCTGGATTAGCGATAGTGCCTGCATTAACTATGACAGTTACAGCTTTAGTAGGAGATGTACCGCCTGAAGTCATGCCTACCATGGCAGGGTTAAATGGATTGTAACCGCCAGAAGAATCGATCCTGCCACCTGAAGCATAAATGGTTGGCATAGCGACAGTAGGCACAGCTAGAGTGCCTGTGGCTGAAGGTGTGGCTGAAGGTGTTGCTGTAGGCGTAACGATTGCTTTACCTATGGCTGCTAATTTAGCAAGGGCTTCATCAAGGTTGGCAAGGTTAATTAGATCCTTGGGCAAGATTGCATCGAGGATAGATTTAATATCTTTTAGCTTTACTTCTTGACCAGATAAAGCACCGATAATCTTTAAGTCTGCATTGAGTTTATTAGTTGCAGCAGTGATGGCTGCGACATCCTGAGAGGCAATGGCTTCTTCTAGTGCCAGGATAGATTGCTTAACCTCTAAGCGAGCAAGGTCATTAGTAATCTGTAGCAGTTGTGCTTGGCTAGTTACTTTGCCTAGTTGCTCCGCTTGATTCTTTTCAGCTGCTGCCAGTTGGATCTTTTCCATGTCAAAGACATTAGATCCCTTGCCAAGGGCAAGGTTAGCCTTATCAATAGCTGCTTTTAACTGCTTAGCCTTAAGTTGCTTTAATTCTTCTGCTGTAAGTTTTGTACTGGCTTTAAGAGTTATGTTTGCATACTTGGCTTCTAACTCGGCTAAGTGAGTAAGTCCATTGGCAGCTCTAGCAGCTGATGCCTCTTGCTTTTTTCTTTCTGCTGCACCGATCTTGCTTAGAATGCCTAAGCCTGTGGCTTGCATAGCAAACTTTAGCCCAGGTAAATTGACAGCAGCAGGGATAGCCTTCAATGCTTCTAATAATACGCCTACGCCTCTAATAGCATCGGCAGTAAAGAGTGCAAAGTCTTCCATGCCTTTAGCAAGATCATCGACTGTAGTATCTTCGCTTAGACCCTTGAGTGCATCAATAATTCCTACGCCAATAATCTCTTTGACATTGTTTGATGCAACACTTAACTTATCCATCGAACCTTGGAAAGTATTAGCCGACTGTGTGGCAGCCCCGGCAAAGGTTGTTGAGAGTTGGTTCATTACCTCATCAAAGGACTTAGCCTTTAGATCAGCCTTAGAGATACCTACGCCTAACTTGCCAAGGGCTGTGTTATTCCCAAGGTAGGCTTTAGATATTGCACTTGTAACAGAGGCTAAATCTTTGCCAGTTGAGGCAGAAATGTCTAAGGCGATCTGCAATAACTTCTGAGATTGTGCAGTGTCTCCAGTAGCAACGGCTAGAGCCTGATACGCAGGGCGAAGCTTGTCATCGACTACACCGAACTCGCTCTGTAACTTTTGGATAAATGCTTCTGAGGCTGCAACATCTCGACCGAGCCCGACATTCTTTAGAGCTAGTGCTAGTTGCTTCTGTGCCTTTTCATCGGCTGCTGCTGCTTTGACTGAGGCTTTACCAAAGGCTAGAAGTTGTGCTGCACCAAAAGTAAGACCAAGAGTCTTAGCAAGACTCTTTACACTGCCAGATAACTTATCTAGAGAAGTCTCGGCTTGCTTAAATCCCTTGGCATCAAGTTTGGACCCAATATTAATCTCTGGCATGATTAACCCTTCTTGAAAGTTTCACTCTGGGCTTTTACCATAAATGCACGCTCTGCTGTATCTATTGCTTTGAGAGCTGCACCATAAGCCTTACCTTGATCCATAGCCCATGCTTTGTAAATTAGGCGACCGCGACCTTTAGTGCTGTTAGTCAATTCTGGAAGATTCTCAATAAAGGTTGCACCTGCGCGAGGGTTGGCAGACCTACTTACTTTCTTAGATGCGCCACCTGCTTTAGGACCAACCCAAGGCTGACCCTCGGGATTCTTGCGCCCTGCTGTTTCATAAATTGCGCCAGCTGTGGACTTGTTAAATATCTTGGCATTAGAGGTAAAGCCTGATCTAGTTGTCTTTCCAGCCTTTGTGCTAAAGCCAATACCAGATCTAATTATCTTGGAACTAAAAGATGGAAAGCCACCCTCAGCCCCAGAGCTTCTAGCCCAGCCAGACATAGGAGAATCAGAAGGAGCAAAGCCTCTAGCCTTTTTAGCAATAGGAGCAAGTGCTAGTTTGAGTTCAGTGTTTAATGCTTTGTTAAGGTCTGGAGCAAACTCTCTGATGGCTTTGCGAGTTTGTTTAACGCCTTCGATTTTTACTCGCATCGCTCACCTCTTTCGCTTCATCCTTTAGACCTTGTACTAGAGCATCTAGCATGGTCTTATCTAGTTCCAATAATTGCTGTGGCGCGATCCCCAACCTAATGCTTAGCCTAGCGATTAGGTAGGTGAATGGCTGATCGCGCTTTAAGCTAAAGGGTCAGAGTCTTCGACAGAAACCGATTTAAGGGTTTCTATGTACTCCAAACCAAAAGGCTTAACAGTTTCACCTGATCTGCGTGTTACTTCCCAAGCGAGCCAATAGACATGGCTTTGTAGTTCTTGATCTCTAAACGCCTTATGGAAACCCATTTTAGCGTACTGCTCAAATGCGTACTCCACTGCTGGAGTAATTTCGCCTTCTAGTACGCTTCCATCTGCACGAACGATCTTTAACTTTGCCATGTCTTTGCCCCTTAGTTAGTTGTTTAGAAAGTACCTGTAGTTGCTACTGCAACAGTTGAGTTACATGTAAATGTAATTGACTGCATACCAATATCGCCAACAGCACCATTAATGTCTGTTGTGTTATTGACAAGGATTGAGACAGTGTATAAAGGGTTAGTTGCAGATACTATTGTTCCCTTTGTCTGTAGGAATACAGCTGTGACTGTTGTTCCCCATGCAGCTTGTAGAGTTGCAAGAGTCTTTGTCGCTGCTGTGTCGTTCAGGAAGTCAATAGTGACAGTTGATGCTTCCAAGCCCTTAACGAACTTGTGTGCTGTGTCGCCCATTGCTGTGACTTCTAGCTCGTCAAATGTGCGGTTGATTGTTACTGCTGTTACCAGGTCTGAAAGATCAACGGAGTTAATCTTCACACCGACCAAGTTATTTAGAAATACAGCCATGAGATTATTCCTCGTCCTTCTTAGTAGTTACTGGCTTTGATGGTGTTGGTACAACCTGTCCGATCTTGATCAGAAAGGCTTCGTTCTCTTTTTCCCAATCGGACATGCTTAACTCCAACTCGTTAGGATTGATACTGACATCTGACAGCTGAGTAGGTCACCCGAAGCAGCATTCAGAATACTTGGTGCGCTGATTGCACTTACATTATAGACCAGAGATGATGCTGCTAACTTGGCGAACACGCCACAGACAGTATCTTCTATGCCATTAAGGTTGCCTTCATTATCGAATAAAGGCACAGTCATAATAATCTTAAAGTTAGCCATTGGGCTAATAGTGATGTGCTGGTTATTGCTAGGTGTCAAATAAGGATCGTCTGGAGACACGATCACAGAATTAGCAAGAACTGTGGCAGGTGGAAAGGCAAAGACCTGATATTTAGTGTTATCTACTAGCGCGGTGGCTAAAGTAGTGCGGAGTGTAGTTATTGCTACTGGCGGCATGAACTACCCTATGAGACTTCTAGGGTCAAGCGCATGGGAAACCAAGCCCCGTATCTTCGCCAGAAGTTGCGCTGACATCCGATATGGGGAAGGCTGGAAATCGACTGCGTTACTGCCTGAAAGGGTGGCTGTACGCGCTTGCCAGATTTCAACAGATATCATTAAAGCTGCGTTTTGAATTGCTGTATCGGTTGTGTAATCAACTGTTGCGACAACTGCAACTTGTCCAAAAGGTGCAACTGTATGTCGAGGTTGTGCTGTTGGGGAACCTGTCACCGCATAAGTGATAGATGTATCGCTCATACCAGTGATCGCTTTAGATCCGTTATGTGGTGCGCCATTACCAGTTATTGTTACTGTCTGACCGACATAAAAAACATCTTTTATAGATTCATTAAAATATAGAGTGCCCTCTGTTGTTGTGTTGCTGTGTGCCACATTAAATGTGTAGTTATTCCATAGCATTGGAAGTAAGACTGCATCAGATGCATCGCATACTTCCTGAAGGACAGCATCTGTATACAAAGTACCCACTCCGAGGGTTGTACGGAGTTCTGAGACTGTTGTAAGTGCCATGATGTCCTTTCTAAAGACTCTAGGGGATCGGAGGGCTACCGACCCCCTAGAGCGACTTAAGTGTGGCTTACGCCTTGTTATTCTTGAATGCGCCTGCGCCGACCTTGGTAGCGATTGCTCCGTAGCCGTAGTAGCCGATTGTTACCTGTCCTGCTGCAGTTGATTCTGCGCGTAGGCGGTATGTTGGTGATTCGTACCATGTGTACGCATCTGGGTTCACGATGATGATTGAACCATCTGTGTCTGTGCCTGAAGCTGTGTTAGGTGTTACATAGAGGTTTAGTCCTGCAACATTGCCTTGTAGTGCTGTAGGTACTACTGATCCGCCGGCGTTCATTGGATTTACTGCGTTGTAGATTGGGCGTCCAGCGTCCGCAAGTGTCATGATATTTGACCATTGTGAAGTATTTACTATCATGTTGCGAGCAAATGGATTTGGTAATCCGAGTGTTGCATTGTAAACAGAAGCTGCACCGCGAGCAACAATTCCAAGCAATTCTGCTGCTGTTGGATAAGTTGTTGTTGTTGTTGCATCTAGTGATGCACCTGTGATGAGTGCTGCGTTTACTGCTGCATCTGTGGACTTTGCGTAAGCTGCTGCCATGTTGCGAACTAGCTCATCAAAGAATGCTGGAGATGTACGATCTAGCAATTCAACAGAGAATGTCTGCTGTCCTGCATACTTCTTTACATCTACTGACAAGAATGCTGAGTTCTGATCTGTGTCAGAGAATGCTGCGTTTTCTGCTGCTACTGCAACAGTTGGCATTGCTGTGATCTTTGGGATCTCAAAAGTCATACCTGCATCGGGCAATACTCCACGAGAGATTGACTCAATAGATGGACGGATTGTTGTGCCAAGTGGGTTGATGATTTCAGATAGCTGACGAGTTGGTACTAGACCAGCGTTGTCTGATGTGTCATCTGCTGCGCGTAGATACTGGCGAGCATCTTCGTCACCTAGTGCTGCGCGGATAGAGTTTTCTGCATACTTAGCTGCTGTCAATTCGATGCGTGGCTTTGTAAAGTATGCTGCTGATACAGTTGGGCGAGCAGCTTCAACCGCTGGTGCTTCAACTGGTGTTGCTTCGACTGCTGGAGTGGTTTGTTCCACGATGGCTGTCTCGCTTTCTGTTGGTTGGATTGTTTCTTCTACATCGGATTCTTCCGCTGCAATATCAGTAACCTGAGCAGACTTGAATGCTGGCTCGGTTACTAAACTTACTTCGACCAAGCGAGCAGCGGACACATAAGTCACGCCATCCTTGATCGTAGACTTGAGAACTTCTGCCCCAATGCTTAAACCTGACTGTAATCCTTCTTCTGCAAGGATGAGTGCTTCTGTACCGCGCTGTGAGCGACTGACAGAAAAGACTGCATCGATTGAGTTCTCAGATTCGCTAAATGAAACCATGCGACCTAAAGGCTTCTTGACATCATGGGAACTGAGCAACTTGATTGCTTTAGGATCTTCAATAGCAATAGATCCAGAAGCAAAGATTACTTTGCCCATATTGGTAGATCCCGCTTCGACATTGAGAGGCACAATCTTGCCAGAGACAGTGCGACTTGCTGAGTCTGCTGTGAGTTCAGCTGAAAAGGTAATTACTTGGTTCATTGCATACCTTGGCTTCCATTAGGTGTTAGATCAGTCATTCCCATAGCCTGCTCCTGGGTAATTAGATTCAGGCTAAGTAATTTTTCAATTACTGCTAATTCTTGCAGTGGGTCTGTGCGTAAAAAGTTCTTGTCAATGTCAAACTTGACGACATTGCCACGAGCAGTAATGTCATCCATTGAGAGGCGATCTTCAATCGCTGAGATAAATGGCTGTAAAGATAATGTCAAGAATTGCTTGCGCTCATCTTGCACATTGGCATAAGTCATAGAGTTATTCTGATCTGCTGAGACATAGTAGGCAGGCACATTGCAGAGGCGAGCGATTTCAGTAGCCAGGTTAAATATTGCTTCTCCGTACATCATGTCTTTAGGTGAGAATGACACAGGATTATATTCAAGTGTGGATGTCAAGTAAGCAGTGCTTCGATTATTGCGAGCAGTCTTCCATGCAGCTAGTAATCCAGAGACCTCTTTAGGATCTAGATCAGCGCCAGTATTTTTGATGTAACCAGTTGCCATTGGTGTAGATGCTGCAATGGTTGCTGCCTTTTGCACATCAATAGCAGCGCGAATTGTGGAGACGCCAGTGTTAAGAATGCCATCGCTTAGCGATTGGAAAGTCACGAGAGATCCCAAACCATCCATAGGCAAAGTAGTGCCATCGACTGCATAGGATCTTACAAAGACATTATCTTTATCTAGTGTTGCAGTTACTCGGCTGTTAGCAATCCACTCAAAGCGAGAAGGTCTGCCGTCCTCTTGATAAACTTCTACGACTTTCCAAAATGCTTGACCATAAAACAAAAGTGAATCAACAGTCCATGCGATAGTTACGGATCGTGGCTGTGAGTATGAAGGTTGCTCTAACCAGGCAGGAGATCCTAATTCTTCATTGCTAGATTTCTTGTAAAGCTCTAGAGGAATTGCACCGATAGTGCCAGCCAATAAATTACGGCAGCGCATAAGTGCTGGCACTGAGATCGCTTCATTCCTGCCAACATAGGCAAACTGAAAGGGCATTGCATAAGGTGAATACTCGCCAAGAACTTGAGGCGCGGATTGAGCTTGTAATTGTGGCTTAGACTCTAGCCCAAATGCTTGCAGTAATTTACCCATAGACAGAAAGTGTAGCATTTGTCAAGAGATTAGACAATGTGCTAGGGCGTGTCTAAGTATAGATTTGTGGTTTAGGTTGAGGGATCATTAACTTACTAACCACCATCGCCAAACCAATAGGTGCTGAGATATCTCCAGCAGACTTGCGTTTAATTATGCGCCACGCGCTGTCATTGACTTTAGCTGCACAGTTATTCATCTGCTGGATCAGTTCTGCCTGCCCGTTGTGGACTACTCGAGCGTTCACCAAGCCTTCTAAGAGATCGCCACAGGCTTTATAAAATTGCTGACCTGAGACATCCTCTGTCATTACTCCAGCGTTAGCCAGGCGATCTGCAATAGTTTGTGTGGCGTACTTGTCGAAGCAGACTAGGCGAGGCTTGTAGATGTCGCACCATGCTTTTATAGATGCCGCCATCTTTAATTCATCAATGGCAACCTGAGAGCTGTAAGTCTCCAAGATCCCGATGCCAATCCTCCCATCTGGGAGTAGCTGTCCTGCGACTAATGATCCGTTCCTGCGTGAAGGACTGACATCGAAACCAAATACAGTATAAGCCCCGACAGCCATTTCAAGCGTGCTATCGGATGTGTCTTCTAGTACGCCATGAGCCCATGGACTACTTAGAGAATCGATCCATTGACATAGCGTTTCAGTGCGCGTATTTTCAATAGGAGAAGTAGCAATCGCTTCTTCAATCGCTTCCTCCGTGATTGTGTACCCCAATGAGGGGTTAGCCAAAGCCCATGCATTGCGGTCGTTTATCTTGCAATATTGTGGCGCAGAATACTCATAGAATCCGTATGACTTGGGTGGGTAGTCGATGGCTCGTTCTCTGAGGTCATTAAGAACAGTTGAAAACGCATCTCCTGCATTAGAGGTAAGAAGCGTTTGACTATTTGGGTGAGCTCTAGTAGTTGGAGTTGCTGCTCTAAATCCATCTTCTGTGATCTCGCGGATTTCATCAATGTAAAGTAACCCATTGACACTTCTTCCTCTAGATCCGTCTCTAGTAGCTGCAACCACATCAAGGCGCGCTCCAGAGAGCATTTCAATAGACTCTGTGCCGTTGGCGTGTCTGATCTGTTTAACGAATCCTTTGAGGTGGTCATTGGTCTCCAATAAGCTAGTAATTTGTCGGAAGGTATCTAGTGCCATAGATCTGTTAGAGCTCATGATGAGGACATTGGTATTCCACTTGATGAGGTGTGCCAGGATTAGCATACGCGCTAAGTGAGTCTTGCCATTCTGCCTGGCTACCAATATCAGGTTTGTCTTGCGAATCCACATGCCATTTTTGTCCACAGTAAGCATGTCCTTAAGGACAAACTCCTGCCAAGGCATAAGCGGAATCTTTACAATCTCGCATAGGTCTTTGACATCTTGCAGCTTGTTATTGCCCTTGAGAAGTGGGCTGTGAAGCCTTGGCTTGGTCGCCCCTCGTATGGCTTTGGACTTCTTGGGCTTAGTTGTCATTGACTCGGATCAGGTCGGGTCTTAAAAGGACTGTCCAGCATCGTCTCGGACTGCATCGGGGAGATATAGTCGAT